AATGGATTGGTAATTGCCGATCAAGAGTTTGGAAAAATGAAAATCCGCCATATGGGTTATGATTTTGAAGCTTTGCGTGAAACCATTGGAGAAATGGTTGAAAAATTGCCCCTTACAGTTGAAAGTATGAATAAGTTTAAGCAAACTGAGTTGACTCAGCCCCAAAAATATGATTTGGCTAGGAGAGCAATTGCAACTCGATTTAAGCTTCAAAAAGATCAAAAAGTTGATCAAGTTTATAAGATTGATTTGGATGAAGTATTAAGGCCCGTACGTAAAGAAGATGCAGGTGATGACCTGTGGAGTGTATTTAATCTTGTTCAAGAAAAAGTTGTTGAAGGAGATTTTGAATATGTTTCGGGTGTTAAAATGCGTAAAGCTCGTAAAATTAAGAACTTTAAGCAAGATTTGGATGTTAACCAGAAGCTTTTTGAAATTGCAAAGGAATTTGCAGCGTAAAAAGGCAGTTGCCATGTTGTTTAAGGGGGGAGTTGCCGCTCCCCCTATAACACTAAATAATATAATTATGGGACTTAAAAATAAGTATACTTCTCCTAAAGTAGAACTTCTTGATAAACTTAAAATTGGAAGTGAAACTAGGATTCTTAAAATGGAAGTTATAGAAACTTCTAAAGTAAAAAATCATTATATCTACGAATGTCAGTATGTTGAAAATAAGAACATTCACCAAACTTACATTATTGCGGTAGATATTGAAGATGCTATCCGACGTCTTTCGGAAATGGTAAAAATTCCAAGCGCTAATACTAGACACTTTATCTTGGGCAATGAAACATTATATTTAGGAGATGATGAGAAGGGATAGTATAGAAGATATTCTTCAACAAGCCGACAAGTTTGGTTTAAGATCTGAAGTAATAGCATCAGCCATAGCTATTCTTAAAGATGATCCCAGAATTACTACCGGATCTGCGTATGCTATGGCCGCTTATGACTGGGATATAGGGTATTAATAATAAGTAACCATATGAATCATATACTGTATTAATAATGAATTATTGGACATATACAACAACTTATAAAGATTTAGAAATTAACTATATTTATACACATGGAACATCGACTAATAAAGGCTCTGAAAAAACAAGCAGAAGCAGACAGAGAAGAAGCACTTCTTACTTTAGAAACCCTACTACATTCACCGGCTGGCATTGGTGAACATACATCAGGACATTTTTTAGAGGAAGGACAAAAAGCTCTTCAAAAACTAACTGATGCTGAGGATCAACTTGAAACATTGAAATTACACTTTGGACATCAATAAAATATTTGGGGCATTTAATTCTTCGTCTAGGGATGATGATGGGTTTGAACAACCTACTTTTCTACATGCCTATAAAGATGATGAAGAAAATCACCCTAAATATTATGTTAGAATGTTTACTAAATTAGTTTTAAATTATACTAGCTATAATAAACAATTAATAGATTTTTTTGGTAAATCCGATCCTGGATTGGATGTTGGGGAGATTACCCAAACGGGAGAAGCCATGTTATATCAGAGGGCTTATCAATATATTATTCAAATTGATATTCATGATGAATACCATATTAAAATTTTGTTTGAAGAAGCAAATAGTAAATTAAAAGAGGCACTAAATAAAAGTTTAAAATTTTTTGAAATAGAAGAAGAGTATGAGAAATGCGCTATTCTTAAACAATACCTTGATTTTTTAAATTTTTCATCGTAACTTGGTTACAAATAATAAAAAAATGCATTACAGACAACACATTGTTAGAAAGCTTGAAAATATTGAAGCTAAATTAAAGCATATTGAATTCCATAATGGAAGAGGAAATAAGCAAGAAGTAGAGAATACTAAAAGGGAGTGTGAAGAATTAGTAGAGGAAGTTAAAGCTACTATCGAACGTGAACCCCAAACCTCTAACGAACTTAATAGACAATAATATGAAGCTTACAGCTGAGCAGATTGGGCACAACTGGGAAGAGTTCTGTCAAAATATTACTAACCACATTACGGGGGATAGGAAAAGTAAACTTATTAAGTTTTATAAAAAATATGAAGAGCGCATTATGATGATGCCTGCTGCTCATAAAAAAGAATACCACAACGCCTTCCCAGGAGGCTATGTAGAGCATGTTAATCGCGTAGTACGTTGTGCTCTTAAACAATCTAAGTTATGGGAAGAGGAAGGAGCAGATATGTCTACTTTTACTACAGAAGAATTAATATTCTCGGCTATTAACCATGACTTAGGTAAAATGGGAGATGAAGAGCAAGAATCATACATCCCACAAACTGATAAGTGGAGGAAAGAAAAGTTAGGAGAAGATTACATGTTCAACAAACAAGTCCCCTTCGCCTCAGTCCCAGACCGAGGATTATTTATGTTACAATCTCATGGTGTGCAATACACATTTAATGAGATGTTAGCAATCCAAACCCATGATGGTTTATATGATGATGCAAATAAAAAATATTTATTCGCCTATATGCCAGAACAAAAACCACGTACTTCCCTCCCATATATTCTCCACCAGGCGGATTTAATGGCTGCTCGTATCGAATTTGAAAGGGAATGGTTACCTAAATTTAAAAATTCCGTGCCCCCCCAGAAGGAAAATTTTATATTGAACACAGAATCTAAAAAATCAACAAAAGACAAAGCTCTTTCTCAACTTGAAAGTAAAGGTCTTAAAGATTTATTCGATAAACTATGATAGAAATCATCATTATTAGTACACTAGGAGTTGGGGTTGTAATCTTAGGATTTACAACTCTCAATCTCCTACGTAAAAACGAGAAGCAAGAAGATATACTTACAGGGTATATTACTTACTTGGATCAATTAAGTCGAATGATAGAAATCTCTGATGAAAAGCTCAAGAAAATTGATGAGCGAGGAATATTTAAGAATGATGATGAAATTGGTTTCATGTACGAACAAATTAAAGAACTCCAGAGAATACTATCCAATTTTAGGATGGACAAATTATGAGCACACTTCCCCCGAGAAAAAGAAAAAAGAAAACTAAAAATCAATATTTTACCCAAGCAACAGAAGATGCTATAGTAAGATATAATGAGTCAACTGACCCAGAAGAGCGTAGTGAGATCTATCGTAAAGATATTCACTATGCTTTTTTTAAACTTACCGAAAATATAATCCACACTTTTAAGTTTTATTATACAGAAGTAAATGAAATTGAGCACCTCCAACATGAAGTAATTACGTTTTTATTGGATAAAATTCATTTATTTGACCAAACTAAAGGATTTAAAGCATTTTCATACTTTGGAACGATTGCTAAACGGTATTTAATTATACAAAATACTAAAAATTACAAAAAACGAGTTGATAAAGCTCCCGTAGATGAGTTACACCATAATCTAAAATATTCATATGATATGGATTATAACCCTATGGAAAAAGATGACCTATCAGACTTTACAGATGAGTATGTAGAATATTGTACAGAAAATATTTATAAATTATTTCCTAAAGAAAAAGATGCTATTGTAGCAGATGCTATTTTAGAACTTTTTAGAAAAAGAGAAGTAATGGATATTTTTAATAAAAAAGCTCTTTATCTTTGTATTAGAGAAATGGTAGATGTTAAAACCCCACACATCACTAGAGTAGCGGACCAATTAGGAATAATATTTAAAAAGAACTTTCTTTTTTATAAAGAAAACGGATATACAAACTTTATCTAATCCCATATTTATAATCATGGGACAGTTAGACAAAAATATATTTGGTGGTAAGAAATTTTCCGACATATTGGAAGAAATTTATAATAACCAAAAGAAAAAAGAAGAGCAAATTTCTACTCTTATCTCAGAATTAAAACCCCTTATTCAAGATATTGGAGATGCTACTCTTGTTGTTCCTCTTCTTAAGGAATATTTAGAAATATCTGTTAAAAATGATGAGCAGCTTATAAAAATGGCTACCATCATCCAACGAGCAGTTCAAAATGAAGGAGGTGATGATGATAGTTTTGGGATGACTGAGGCAGAAAAGCAACAATTATTAGATGAAGTAAAAAAATACGGGGAAGATAAAAAGAAATAATGGCTTTTTCATTAGGAGTTAACGGCGGTCAATCTACTTCAGGACAATCTTCTTTTGGGGGTGGTGTTGAATTATTAGACGTTAGAGTTAGGGATATAATATTATCTCCTAATCACCCCCGATTTGATGAAGTTGGAGGATGGGCAGGTATTGGGACTGTAATATTTGATACTACGGATGGTGGTTTAAATTCAACTAGAGATTCTGTTAGTTTTGCAAAACCTTTATTTTCTAATAATAAGTTTTATCCCCTAATAAACGAAATAGTAGCAATAATTGCTATGGTTGACCCTGTTAAAAGCCAAGATGTAGGAGGTGAAGATAAAAAATTAAATTTTTACCTCCCTCCTGCTAATTTATGGAATAGTCAACACCATAATGCCCTCCCCGATAATCAAATTGAAAATCCTTACCAAAAAACTAAATCTTACGAAGAGGTTAGCCAGGGATCCCCTAATTACGAAGCTCAAGAAGAAACCCCAGAATTTTTAGGAACTACTTTTAAAGAAAAAGATCAAGTATTTCCTTTATATTTTTATGAAGGCGACCACATTATAGAAGGAAGATGGGGTAATACTCTCCGTTTGGGAAGTACAGTTAAGTTTCCTGATTTCCCAAATACTTGGTCGAGTGAAGGGAATGTTGGGGATCCTCTTACTATTCTAAGGGTAGCTAATCCCAATAAGACTAGTACTCAAGCAGGTTGGTTACCTACCCTAGAAAACACTACAGAAGATTTATCTTCAATATATCTTACAAGTACCCAAAAAATTCCGTTTTTTGCTTCTAGTTTTAAAACAGACTCATTTGGTAATGACCCCTCCCCTACATCTCCCTCAGAATATGAAGGAAATCAAATTATATTAGACTCAGGAAGATTAATTTTAAATGCTAAAAAAGATGGAGTATTAATTAGTTCTCCTACAAGTATTCATTTAAGTTCGGGCAATTCTATTAATTTAGATACAAGCCAAAGAATAGTTTTATCAGCTGGTGAAATTAATCTTATAGATAGAAATGCTACTGAAAGGGCGGTTTTAGGGGATGAATTAGTATTTCAATTACAAAAACTCCTTCCAGTATTAGAGGGATTAGCCACAGCTTGTTCAGCAGCTTCTGCGGGCCCCTACCCCGTACCTACCTTAATAAGTATAGGACCTGCTTTAGAAACTGCTTTAGGAGAGTTTAAAACTGCCCTTAGTGGTAAAAACCCTAAAATATTATCTAATAAAATTAAATTACAATAATGGCTAACTTCCCCTCAAGTCAATACACTTACACAGCTCTATATGTTTTGGGGAATGGATATTATATTGAGTTTAAACCTAATGGTCCCAAGTATAAGGCTATAACTAAATCCCCTGAGGGGGCAGTTATAGCAGAAGGTTCTCCTTCATTTTCATCGGAAGCTAAAATATTGGTAGATGAAGCCGTTACTAATCTTTCTAACCAGTTAGAAATTGTAGATTTACAAGTAACTGAGATAATTGAAAAAACACCTCCTCCACCTAAAGCAAAATCTAATCAATTTAAGGTTACAGGAAAAGTTGTAGATAAAGATGGTAATCCCATTACTAGAGCTAAAATTCAACCCTATTTCATTTCCTTTCCCCCACCTCCACCTCCCCCTTCAGTTCCTGAGGATTCTACTAATCCTGGTGTTCCTGAAGGTTATACTGATTTAAATACTACTATATTTGAATTAGGAGCTGTTGCCCCCTATGATTCTATTTCTGTAGATGATTTAGGAAATTTTGAGATAGAATATTCGGATGGAGAGGAGATAGATTTTAAACAAACTTACATTGAAGTATCTGCTAAGGATTTCTTTTCCAAAAATATAGGTCCTACTTTAACTAAAACAGGAGAACAAGCAGTTACTAGATCTTCAACAGGAGGTACTTTTACGGGTAGTGTATCAGTAGTAGGCACTAAAAATCTCCCTAAAGAAGGAAATACTTTTGTAATAGAAGTCACAGTAAAGAATCAATCTACAGGAGAAGAAGCAACGGGAGTAGGAAGAAGTTCAAAAAGTAGTATTGCTAGATCTAAAGCACAATTAAAGGCTACACAACAATTTGTTGAAGTTAGCAGTGAAGATGAAAACATTGTCATAGGTTTATACGATGTAGGAAGAATTACTCTTGATCCCTTAGACTTAAATTTAGAAAAAGAAAAGGCTGAGGTAGAGAGACAGATCCAAAAGGTAGAAAATAAGGAAATTGAACTTTTGGGTAAAAAAGAAATGCCTTTTGAAGCTAAATTAAGTGCTCGATTTAATCAATTAAAAGAAAAATTAAAACAAATTCTTATTCCTGCTATATTGGCTATAATTGCTAAGTTTGGACCCCAAGTAGTGCATAGCATAGTTAATAAAAAAATTAATTTTTCAAATGATAAGGTATGTCCTTCTAAAGAAGAAATACTAGATGCTATAAGAAAAAGAAATCAGTTAGTAAGACAGTTAAATAATATATATAAAATAGTAAGAACTATTTCTAAAATTTTAAAAATTACATCTGCTCTTATTTTAGGATTTAAAATAGCATTCCAAATCCTTAAAATGGCCCCTATAGCTAGACCCTCAGGATTAATAGCAGATTCTTTGGCAGTAATTAAAAGAAAATTAGAAATAGCAGGTATAGTTGTAAATATACTTACAGTAACAGCATTTATAATAGGAGCAACTTTAGCAAGAATAATAGATTTATTAAATAGTTTAGATTTTCTTATTAAAGAATGTTCTGAAGAAGTTGATGAAAATGGAGAATTTATTATTCCATTTGCTACTATAAATGAAGAACTTAATAGTTTTATAGACTCTACAGGACAAACAGAAGATATTATAGACCCATTAACGAATAATCCATTACCTTATAAGGGTTTTACTTTTGAAATTAAACAAGACACTAGCCAGGATTTCCAATATCCCAAAAGATATGCTATTGCAAGAAATATACAAGGAATACAAGTACTAAGAAGTGAATCATCATTTGCTTCTAGTCCTGAAATACTAATAGAAGAACTTAAATTTACTATAGATAGAGATAATTTAAGAGCAGATTAATGTAATATTTATAAACAATGAAACAAGACGCTTTAAAAAAATTAATTAAACAGGCCGTAAAAGAAGCTATTCAAGAAGAAATAAAAGATATTCTTTTGGAAGCAGTACGTGCCCCTAAGCAAACAGTTATAGAAAGTAAACAACCCCAACAGGTAGTTGAAGGACCGTCTATGAATTCAAAAGAAAAAAGAGCAGCATACCACAACATATTAGGTGATATGCAAGAAAACTTTACATCACAAAATGTTGCTCAACCTTTTAATCCACAAGGTATTATGCCCGGTGGAGATCTTCCCCAAGGGGAATTAAATATGAACCAAATAATGGGGTTAATGAATAAATAATAATGGCTTTTATAATATCTAGTAAATTCCCAGTAGACACCCTTCCAGATGTGGCGGTGGGAGTCTCTGTACCTTTTACTGGGAAAGCTGTTTTTAATCAAACATTTATTACTAAAGACCAAATTAAATCTAATTTAATTAATTTTTTTCTTACTAATAAAGGAGAAAGATATTTAAATCCTGGGTTTGGAGGCAATTTAAGAGCTACTTTATTTGAGTCTATATCTAATCAAAATTTAGAAGCTTTAGAATCTCAAGTAAGAGATCAGTTAGCAGTATTATTTCCTACTATAACTGTTGAAGAGCTTAGAGTAGATTCTATTCCAGATAATAATTTAGTAAGTATCAGTCTTAAATATAAGGTTTTAAATCAATCCCTAGATGAGATTCAAATAAATTTTAATAACGATGGCATATAATTCGGGTACCTCAACACAATCCGGAGGGAATAATAAAGAAGAAAGAAATATAAGGTATATTGATAAAGACTTCAGTAACTTTAAAAATTCTTTAATAGAATTTTCTAAAACTTATTTCCCAGATACTTACACAGACTTTAGTCCTTCATCTCCGGGAGTAATGTTTATGGAAATGGCATCTTATGTAGGTGATGTTTTATCATTCTACCAGGATAACCAAATCCAAGAAACATTTACTCAATATGCTAGACAAACCCCCAATTTATATCAATTAGCATATATGATGGGGTACAAACCTAAAACTACAGGAGCTGCAGTTGCTGATGTAACTGTGTTTTGTGTAGTCCCCGCAGCAGGTACTAATCCCGATTTAACCTATGCCCCTACTATCCCTAGTAATACAGTTATTAATTCTTCAGTTCAAGGACAAACCTCATTTGTAACTACAGATTTTATTGACTTTGCGGCATCAAGTTCAGCATCTCCTACGGTGTTTGAAGTAAGTGCGGGTTCACCCCAAAGTTATTTACTTAAAAAAACTATTCCTGCAGTATCAGCCGAGACTAAAACAGTTGAATTTTCATTTTCATCCTATGAAAAATTTCCTACAGTTAATATACAAGATGATAACATAATTGACATTATTAGTTGTACTGATACCGGGGGTAATACATGGTACGAAGTACCTTACTTAGGACAAGAAACTGTTTATTTACCCCAAAGAAATGGTGGGGTTGATACCCCCTATTTACTAAAACTTCTTAGGACTCAAAATAGATTTGCAACTAGGTTTATTTCTAAAAATCAACTCCAAATCCAATTTGGATCAGGTAATCCTGGAATAACTGATACTGATGTAGTTCCAAATGCTTTTAATGTAGGACTTAATAATTCTAATTTAAACGCACTTACCGCATTTGCTCCTGATAATTTTACATTTACTAATACTTATGGAACAGCCCCGGTTAACACAACTTTAACTTTTACATACTTAAAAGGAGGAGGAATAACATCAAATGCACCAGCAGGAACATTAACTTCCATAAACACTTCAGGAGTAACTTTTGATAATGGTGCAGCTGGTAGTACTGCAGCAGTTTTAAATAGTATAGGATGTACTAATGATTTTGCTGCTACAGGAGGATCATCAGGTGACACCCCTGATCAAATTAGAGAAAATGCTCTTAGAATGTTTGGTACTCAGATGAGAAGTGTAACTCAAGATGACTACACAGTAAGAGCTCTTAGCATGCCTGGAATATATGGAGCGGTTGGTAAAATTTATGTCGAACCTGAAAAGATTGAAAATCTCAATCCAAATGTTAGACCCGCAGTATTAGATATGTATGTTTTAGGTTATGATGGGAATAAAAATCTTGTAACTACATCTAATAATTTTAAAAATAATCTAAGTACTTATTTATCTCAATATAAGATGGTAAATGATACTGTTAAAGTAAAGGATGGATTTATTGTTAATATTGGTGTTAACTTTTCAATAGTTGCTAGGCCTAATTACAGTGGAAATGTTGTACTTACTAAATGTATTAAAGCTCTACAAAGTTATTTTGACATAGATAAATGGCAAATTAGCCAACCTATCTTTTTAACAGATATATATACTCTATTAGATAGAATTGAAGGTGTTCAAACAGTTAAATCCGTAGATATTACTAATAAAAATGGTGGAAGTTACTCTGAATTTTTCTATGATGTTAGAGGTGCTACTCAAAACAACACAGTATTTCCTTCTCAAGATCCTTCAATATTTGAAGTAAAGTTCCCTAATAAAGATATAAAAGGATCAATAACTAACTTCTAAGATATGGCAATTTATAAAATATTTCCTGAAAAAGATGCTACTCTATACTCAGCATACCCTGCTAGAAACACAGGACTAGATCCTATTTTAGAGTCTTCTACTACTTTTCTCCCTGACTCAGTTCAAGCAAGTAGATTTGTAATAAAATTTTCTTCCACAGAAATTGCAGATGTCATTAATAATAAAATTAGTGGCTCAGTAACAGATTCAACCGGTTCATTACTCACAGCAAGTAGAGAATTTCAATCTAATTTAAGGTGTTTTGTAGCAGAGGTTAATGGTTTAAATACTGATACTACTCTAGAAATATTCCCATTAGCCGAACCTTGGAACATGGGTACTGGGAAGTTCCAAGATGATCCTCAATCTGAAAATGGATGTTCTTGGAAATATAGATTATCTTCGGGGTCGGGGGCTTGGGCTACTGCGGGATTTACCGAGTATATTACTGCCTCTTACTTAGCAGATAATGCCGGGGGTGGAGCATGGTATACTGGTTCAGCTACATTAAATCCCACCCAATCACAAGTATTAAATTACTCGAGTGATAAAGATATAAATGCTAATGTTACTAATGCTGTTAGATTATTTAATAGTGGCACTATAGCAAATGAAGGATTTATAGTAAAGCAAAGCGATGCTACTGAATTTGATTCTGTTACATCCGATGCTGCTACTATTCAATATTTTTCTATAGATACTAACACTATATATCCTCCACAGTTAGAATTTAAATGGAGAGACTTTACTTTCAATACAGGATCTTCTACAGGTACCATAATTACAACTCCTCAATTAGTAGCTACTTTAGCAAATAATGGAAGAGATTTTAGAAGAGATAGTATCCAAAAATTCTACATTAATTGCAGACCCCAATTCCCAACTAGAACTTACCAAACGGCTTCTGCTTATACTACTAATCACTATTTACCCACTGCATCGTATTATGCCATTAAGGATTTACATACTAACGAGTTTATAATCGATTTTGATACAAATTACACCCAAATCAGCGCCGATGAAGAGGGAAGTTATTTTAAACTCTATATGAACGGTTTAGAACCTGAGAGATATTATCAAATTTTAATTAAAACTACTGTTAAAGATAATACCTTAATATTAGATGATAATTATTACTTTAAAATAATTAACGGATGAGTCAAGAAATAAAATTAGGTAAACAAGGATTTGTAAGAAATTCATACGTTAATACTATTGATACTACTTTTACTCAACTTATACCCCCTCCTCCCCCCGTTGAAGATGTAATAACAGTTGAGGAATTTTTTGATTTGTACAATACTTTATTTTATGAAATACCTGCAGAAGGTAATGTAAATTCTCATATTTCTTTAATTCAAAGAAGTTCTGAATATATAGGATTTACTGAAGAAAATGATGAAAATATTCAAATTTTATTAGATGAAATTACCTCATTAAGAGAAGAATTACTTCAAACTCAAAAAGAATTAAGGGATACTGAATTAAATGCTTTATCTGAAAATAATGAGGTGGCAACAGGAGTTGAAGATGAAGATGTACAAAATGAATCAGGTATTACTGCTGGAACCCAATTTACAGCACAATCTACGGTAGTAGGTTCTACTAGTGGTGGCTCCTCAGGTGGTAGTTATTAACATATAAAAACATGGCTATAGTAAAAATAATAGATTCTTCCCAATTTGCTCCCGTAGAATACAAAGATGGAGATGAAAGAACTATATCACCCATCTCAGTAAATCCTACTTTTACAACAAAGAATGGTAGAGTAGAATCTTTAGTTTATGATTTACAAGGAAATTTATTAAATTATAATCCTAATTCTAAGTATGGTATAACTGGAAATGGTGTTAGTGGTAGAGGAGATATAGCCGATAAATTAGAATTATATCCTGAAAGTGAAGTTACATCTTTAGGAATAGATGTAGGATCATATAATGTGTTTTATAACATATTAAATAATGAATTAGATTCTTCATTAGAAACTCCATTTTCATTAAAACAAATTTCAGCTAATAGAAAAGAGATTAGATTAACAACCTCATTTCTTACTGAAGATGAATTAGAAGAAAGAATAGGTAAGATATCTCCAGAAGAGATGGTTTCTCCTTACTATCCTGATTTTTATTTAAATTTTGGTCAAAATCGAATATCAATAGTAACTAATATTATATTTGATAATTCTAATAATCAATCATCAGTTTTAATAAAATTATATGAACCCTTACCTTCATTTGCTAATGAAAGTGATGCTTGTTGGGTTACTAGTAAACAAAGGGATTCTATTGCATATGAGGTTGAAATCGAGGCACCTCCTGCTTTACCAACTCCACGAAGAAATGTATTAAAGGGTCCTAATTTTTCCCTTCCTATAAATAACCAAGTTCACAGTTCAGTAAAACTTACTAGTCTTACAGACTTACAAAATTTATCGGGAATTACTACATCCTCTAGAAGACAACTAGATAGCATTTTAAATGAAAAAGGGGTTGAAATTAATATAGATTATACTAGCTTTAATAATTTTGTTCATTTTTCATCTGCTGAGGAGAGAGTAAAGAATTTTAATACTAAAGTAGGTTTAATAGAGCATTTATCAGGATCAATTTTCCTTTCATCCGGAAGTGGAGTATTTAATTCTTCAAGTAGACATGATATTGAAAATAGGATTTCTTCTACTATTAGTAATTTTGATGGGTTTGAATATTTTTTATATTATACTTCGGGTGCCTATGATGGAAATTCAAATCCCCAACCTTATCCTAAATCTAACTCTTCTAAACCTTATACATTAGTATCTACAGGAAGCGCAGCAGGTTTAAATTGGCTAGCTTCATCATCCCTTTCAGGATCAGTTTATGATAGTGAAAATTTAGATAATTTAGTATATACTATACCCGAGTATTTATTAGAAGATTCTACAAACGAGCCTTATAAGAAGTTTATAGAAATGATAGGCCAACATTTTGATACTTTATTTACTTATGTTCAAGACATAACTAATAGATACGATAGTGATAATAGATTAGATTTTGGTATTTCTAAAGATTTAGTAGGAGAAGCTATTAAATCTATGGGTATTAATTTATACACAGGTAACTTTACTTCTAATGATCTTGTAGATTCTTTAGTAGGGACTAGAACCCCCGCTACAGGATCTGATGGGCAAACTAATATTACTACTTATAAAACAGCATCTGCAGATGTAGTGCCTGTGGAAGATGCAAATAAAGAAATTTATAAAAGAATATATCATAATTTACCTTTATTATTAAGACAAAAGGGTTCTTTAGCAGGGTTAAGAACATTAATTACTTGTTTTGGTATACCCGAAGAAGTATTAAAGATTAGAGAATATGACATTAAAGGTAAAGGTACTATTTATGATTTACCTGCCGTAGATACTTCTGCTTCAATATTTTTCCCTAGTGAAAGTGCTACCTTCCCACCAAAAAGAGCAGGATATATTCCTCCTAAGTTCCTTTCTCCTTTAGTTAGAGTTCAACAAAATAACTCTGTTGTAAGTGAAAGTTACGATAGAAGTTTACATTATACAGAAGTAGGATTTTCACCTTCAAATTATCACGATGAAAATACTCTTAGTTCATTTGATCCCTTAGACTTCCTCTTCCCAGACTTTGAAGATTTTTACTTTGGGTCTAATATGAATTATTATGGGGATAAATTTGTTGGTGGTGATTCTGCTGTTACACAAACAATAACTTGGAATACAGCAGCATTTATTAGATACGTTAAGTTTTTAGATAGTTCTTTATTTAATATGGTTAAAGATTTTGTTCCTGTTAGAACAAGTATTTCAACAGGGGTAACAATTAAACCTACTATTAAAGAAAGACAAAGACAAAGACCACCCCAAGTATCTAAACAATCCTTTAGTACTACTAATATTAGTGGTTCTGCTCTCACTGAGGGGTATGATTTTGGAACATCCCAACCTATTACTAGATCTATAGGAGATTATACCCTTAGAGCAGGTGCTCCAGGGTTAAAAGCACTATCCGCTAAAGATGGAGCATATCAATATCCTGGAGGTCCTGGTGGAAGTACTAATACTTTAAATAGATATTCATTTTCGGGTACAGCAGATTGGAGTAAATATGATATTAAAACACCTTACAATAGTGTAGTACAAACATGGAATGAATCTATGTTTAATATTCAATCTTACTCTAACCCTATTCTAGGATATCCTACAGCAAGTATGTTAAATGGAGTCTTTACGATTAGTCACACAGGACAAGAAGAACTTTATAATGGGATATATCAACAATTAGGAACAGGAGTAGGTAATTTTGATAACTATCTTATAAGAGAATTAAATACTGGATCTAATAATGATGGCGCAGGAGTTATAAGGACGGACAACAATAGAAATAATCCTTACAAACGTTCTATCAATAATACTTTTGGAAGTTTAGGTAAAGCTAATACTACAGGTATAGTAGGTTTTTTAAATGCAAGCGATGCTATAATATATAGTACATCGGGTGATGGTGTTATTTACATAAAAATTGGTGCCTCTGCTAATATTACCGAGGAATTATTGTTAGGTAATGGTAGCAGTTTAACATTTAAGGTTAGTAGTACTATAATTTCGTATACAGTTGGAACCCCAACTATCGTTCAAAATGCTACAGGAAATACTTACGTTGCTTTTCCCCTTTTAGGTAATCCAACAGGATTTGATAATACATTTGCTACTGCTACTTCTGGTATTACATTTATAGCTAACTGGAATCCTTTAGAAACAGATTTTAATCCTGGAGAGTGGGCTTATAATGATTTTAATCCTCTTGTAGGAAATTCATTTGACCCCTCAGCGGGTTTAGTAAATTATGCAGGAATTAGAAAATCTAAATTTTTTGTAGATGTAGATTATTCTCCTTCTGCTTCAAGTTCAATTAATCCCATTAATTTACCTTCAAACCTTTCTCAATCTATATTCTTTGGAAGTGCTTCTTACGCAGCAGTACAAGATTCTAATTATGCTTCTAATTTTTGGAAAAATTCTAGATATGATGGGGTTAGAAATACCTCTATAGATTTTAATGTACCTATAATAAAAGCTATTGAAGATGTAAATGTATTATTTACTTCGGAATCTATAGGGGTTGATCCATTTATTTCTTCATCTGGACCTTCATTCCCTCAATTTCCACAAGATGCACCTAATGCTTTTACACCTTAATAATTAGCTAAATTTATATGTATTTATATACGAAATATTAATATATGGCCACTTCAACTTCCCCAGACCCAGCAGCATTAAATAGTTCACAAGAGGATCAAACTCCCTTAAGTGCTCAAGCTGTTCAAAATAATTTAATCTCTATTTTAGAGAACGGAGATCATTCTGGGATTAACATCAATGGTATTTTAGGAGGACTTCCTGTAGCTGAAAAAAATCAAGAGTATTTTCTTATTATTGAGGAAGCAGGTGATACTACCCCCGAAATAATAGATCAAACTCAATTTAAAATTAGTTATTTGTGTGACTCACAATTAAATGTATCTAAACCTTCAGGAGATGGTATATCTTTAACTAATGTTACCCAAAATTTTGAAAGACAGAAAAACGCAGTAGTAAGAGTAGACCAAGGCACGGTATTAAATAATCAATTAGCGGGAACACATAAAATAACAGCGGTAGGATCAGTAGAACCTATAGCGGGTACTCAAATAGGACTTGGTCCTCTAGATTACGTAACTACTATGAGTTTCCAACTCAAAGGTCAATTAGGAGCAGCTCCTGGAGTTGAAGTTTCAACTTATTATGCGTGGTTAAATAAATCTACTGGTTTCCAAAATATGAATTTAGCTTACGCTACAGCGGGTACTATACCATTTACAGGAAATTCCTGGGCAAATTCTACAGTATCTGAGTCAAATTCTACAACTCCCTTTAGACAATATTTTGATGCTAACCAAATTGACACAGGATCAGCAGTAACTCCCCTTGCTACATCCGGGGTTAACCCCGCAGGATCCCCACCCCCGGGTATTGTTAATTTTAGCCAGAATTACTTTAATCAAATTCGTATTGATACTGGGTCATTTCAAGGTAATACTAGAATAAAAATAAAAGGAGCATTTGGTATTAATATTGCAAGTAGTAGTGTTTTTGATTTGTTTGCTTCTGCGGTTCAATTAGGGGGTGGTGGGGGAGAGGCACAAGAAACAAGTACTGGAAGAGGATCTGGAGGTAATAGTACGGGAGGTGGTTATAGTTTTTTCCAACCTATAACTTTAAATTTATATCATAGTGATGCGTCTGGTAATAATAAAACTTTAGTAGGATCAGGACAAAAATCTATAGGTACTCGTAATTTATCTTTAGCTAATAATAGTGGTGGGGGACTTGATACAGTTAAAGCTGCAGCATTTAGTGGAGGAAATATGGGATCTGGTGTCCTAGCAGATTTTGAATTTCAACCTGATTCTGTTGCTTATTTAGCTGTTGAAAGCGAATATTTTTCAGTTTCTGTAAACGATATACTTTACGCAGAAATTGTTCTCCCCAATGAATTTTCATCCTCAGCAACTACCCCAAACGTAGACACCGCAAATCATTTTACAGCTAGTTTAGATTACTGGAGGAATGATCTAACTTACAGAAAATATGGTTATTTTGGAGGTTATTTAATAGTAAACCAAGAAACTCCTGAAGGAGCAAATTTCTTTCATGGTGTTACCGGTGTAACAGCAAGTTACTTTACCACGGGTAGTGGAGGTACCTTTCCAAGTCAATCGGTTTATAACAATACAGGAAGTTATTGGATAGGATATAATAATTTCACTTCTTCTCTAACAGATAGTTTTGGCCAACAACAATCTTTTATAACAGCATCCACCCCCTTATCTTTATTTTATGGAGGAGATTATGTCCAAGTTAGTCCTGGAATTGAAAGTTACAACACAGTAAATGCTGCTAACTCAATTACAAGTAGCTTAGGATCGGGGCTTGGAAAAAAAACTTGGGAGAGATTTGGTTTTAATCCCATCCAAAAAACATTTTCTCCCCAACCTGGGGATTTTATTAGGTTTGAATTTTCTAAAACAAAAACTTTCCAAATCCTTAAAGTAATTTCAGGTGGTAATGTTTTAAAATTACTATTAGATGGACATATTGATGATGGAACTGTGGTAGATAATTTTGTTATTTATCGTGTAGTAGAAGATGGTCAATTTATTATTTTGGATGTTAAAAAAAATATAGAAGTAAATGTGAATCAAAAATTCACGGGACTAATTACTCCCCAATTTCCTAGTACAACCCTACAAGAAAAATCAAATACACTAATTTTTGAACTAAAGCAGTCAGGAATCATAACAAATTAAAAAATATAATATTTATTACATATAAATAATACAACAATG